TGGGCGAAAGAGCCCCGGGCTTTTTGTCCATGAAAAACAAAAAATTTCAGGCCGTTTCGCTTCGTTTTTTGGATAGCCGCCGCAGGCTTACCCCCTACGGGGGTAAAAGACTGGCCCGAACGCTTCAAAATGCGAAACGGCCAACGGAAAAAACGAGGGGGAGGGCGAGTCAATGGCATCGAAAAAGAAAGCGGCGGCGGAAGAAGCGGCGGCGCTGATGACATCCGTACCGGAATGGTGCAGCCCCGGGGCGCTTGCGCAGCTGATCGGGCTGGACGAGCGCCGAGTGCAGCAGCTCCGGGCGGCAGGCGTGCTTGAGACCGAACTTCCGCCCGGCCGAAAAGTGCGGAAATACCGCACCTGTAAGAATGTGCAGAGCTACATCGCCTATAAAGCCAGGGCGCGAAAAGAGGAAGAGAGCGGCGGCGCATCGGAACTGGTGCTAAAGAAGTTAGCCGCAGAAGTCAAGCTGAAAGAAAGCCAGGGCCAACTGCATCGACTGAAAACCGCCATAGCAGAAGGAAAATACATACCGGCAGAGCAGGCGGCGGCGGAATTGGCAGAATTCATGGCGGAATTCAAAAAGTTTGCAATGAACATCCCGGCCCGTACGGCGGGCAACATTTCCGGTGATGTAGACGCGCTGACCGTCCGCGCACTGGAAAAAGCCATGCGGGAAGAGCTGGAAACCATGCTGAACACATTTTTAGACACGGTTGCAGAACGGCAAAATGAGGTGGACTTGTGAGGAAACAGACAATAAAAACCATCACGGTACCCCCATGGATTTATAAGGCTGTTCAGGTGCTGCGCCCATCGGAGCGGCTGCCTGTTTCTGTATGGGCAGAGAAAAAAAGGAGGCTGACCGGCGGGGCCATGCCGGGACCATGGAGGAACCGCGTGACACCTTACTTGGTGGAGATCATGGACGCTTTTTCCGATGATGTGATTGAGGAAATCATCTTTGTAAAGCCGACACAGGTGGGCGGAACCACCGCCATGGAAAATATGATCGGCGCATTGGTGGATCAGGACCCCGGCCCCACGCTGGTGGTCTATCCATCGGACGATTTGGCGGAAACGACCGCAGAAACCCGCCTGGTACCGATGTTCAAATCCTGCCGGGATATTGCCGGGAAATATCGGGAATCTGAAAGCAAAAAATTACAGCTGAAGTTCCGGGATATGTATTTATATCTGACCGGTGCAAACAGTCCGGCGGATCTGTCCAGCAAGCCGATCAAAAACCTGTTTCTGGATGAAGTGGACAAGTTCCCGGGGGCATCCAAGCGGGAAGCGGACCCGGTTTCCCTTGCAAAGGAGCGGACAAAAACCTTTTTTAACCGAAAGATTTTCATGGCGTCCACGCCAACGCTGAAAACCGGGCTCATATGGCGTGCGAAGGAACAGGCAGACGTGGAAAAACATTATTTTGTTCCGTGTCTGCATTGTGGGAAATACATCGAACTAAAGTTTGCGCAGATTCGATGGCCGGACAAGGAGGAAACGCCGGATATCAACGAGCGGGCGGAAAAAGCCCACTATGTGTGCCAAGAATGTACGGGCGTAATCACGGATAAGGACAAGCGCAGGATGCTGGAAGCGGGGGAGTGGCGGTCTGTGCGCCAGCGTACGGAGACTGCAAGAAGCGTGGCTTTCTGGATGAATACGCTTTATTCCCCGTTTACCCGTTTTTCGGAAATCGCGCGGGAATTTATACAGAGCAAAGACGATCCGGAGCTGCTGCAAAACTTCACAAATTCATGGCTCGCCGAACCGTGGGAGGACAGCAGGCTAAAAACAAGCGCGGATATGGTTCTGGAGCGCCAGACGGATGTGCCGGAGCTGACCGTGCCGAAATGGGCAAAGCTCCTGACCGCTGGCGTAGACGTGCAGCAAAACTGCTTATACTGGACGATCCGGGCATGGGGGGACGGCGTAACTTCGCAGAACATAGCGCATGGGCAGGCATCCGGCTTCGGAGAGGTGGAACGGATCATGAACCTGCAGTATCCCCGCGAAGATGGGGGTGCGCCGATGCTTGTTGAACTTGCGCTGATCGACAGCGGAAATGATACCGATGCCGTTTATGACTTCTGCGCGAATAATGCCGAATGGGCGCTGCCCTGCAAAGGGGCCAGCAACCCGATGCGGTCGAGCGTCAGCAGGAGCCGCGTCAACAAAACGAGCAGCAGCGCCTATGGGATGAACCTGATCCTGGTGGACGGTGGGAAGTACAAGGACGCGATCGCCGGACGGCTCCGGCGGAAGAACGGCCCGGGGAGCTGGATGGTATACGCCGGATGCGACCGGGAATATGCCGAACAGGTGACGGCAGAGCACAAGGTCAATGTCCGCAACGGGCGCAGGGTACGGCAGGAATGGGTACCGAAAACCTCTCACGCGGCAAATCATTATTTGGACTGCGAGGTATATGCTTTTGCTGCGGCCGATATGAAAAATGTCCGGTATTTAGGGCTTGAGGACAGACGGGAGCAGCCCGCGAAGGAGCCGCCGGTCCCGCCGGCTGCGCCGGAAGAACACTGGATTCAGCAAAATGAGGGATGGCTGAACATTGCCAAAGAAGGAGGATGGTGACCTGTGGACGGAAAGGAATTTTCCCAGTACACGGCAAGGGAACTTTTACAGGAGGTCGATAATGCGATTGGGCGCGTTATGATTGGCGGGCAGTCCTACAGGCTGGGGAACCGCAGCCTGACCCGTGCGGACCTTGGAATGCTCCGGCAGCTGAAAAATGACCTGACCGCCCAGCTCGCGGCAGAAGGAAGCACTGGGGCCCTGTCAGGTTTTTATGCTGCGGAATTTGACGGGAGATGAGCGCGATGAATTGGCTTGATAATTTAATCGGGTGGATCAGCCCAAGGTGGGGTGCGCAGCGGGAAACGTGGCGGCAAACGATGGAGGAGCAGCGGCACTATGACGCGGGAGACCCTTCCCGGCTGAATGCGGGCTGGCGTGCTGTGAACCAGAGCGCTGAATATACGGACCGGTACAGCCGTGACACTGTCCGGGCCAGAGCCAGGGACCTGGAACGTAATTCGGATATGATGAATGCAGTGATCGGCGCGTTTGTCCGCAACACGGTCGGCGGCGGTATTACTTTACAGGCAGACACCGGCAGCCAAACGCTTAATAAACAGATAGAGGCGCTTTGGAAGGAATGGTGCAAAAAACGGAACTGCGATGTGACCGGGACCCAAAGCCTTAGCCAGCTGCTGCGCATGGCGGTACGGAGGAAGAAGGTGGACGGCGGCGTATTGTTTGTGAAGCGATACACGCATGACGGGATACTTCCCTTTCAGCTTCAGGCGTTTGAGGTGGATGAGCTCGACGGCACGCAATTCGCGCCGAAGCATCCCGGGAACCGCGTTGTAAGCGGTATTGAATACACCCCTTTTAACAAGCCGGTCGGCTACTGGCTCCGGCAATATCCGATAGATGGCTTTCTGGCAATCGATCCGATTTATATTGATGCAAAAGATGTTATTTTCTATTTCAGCAAGCACCGTCCCTCTCAGCTGCGGGAGATGAGTGACGTGAGCCAAACCGTCACCCGTATACGGGATATCAATGAATTTATGGTTGCAGTGGCGGTCAAGCAGCGCATAGAGGCCTGCCTTGCTATTTTCATCAAGCGTGTTGTCCCATTTGCGAAAGGCATTGCCGAGGGCTTTGGCAGGGCGCTCGGCGGCGGGCCGCTGCGTACCGGCAAAAGCTATGAGGGAAAAACAGTCACCCCCGGTATGATCGGGGAGCTCAACGACGGAGATGAGATCGAAGTTGTAAACCCGCAGGGGCAGGCAACCGACGCGGCTCAATACGTAAGCCTGCAGCAGCATTTAATATCTTCCGGGCAGGGGCTGAGCTATGAATCGGTCGCGCGGGACATGAAGGAAAGCACCTATTCGAGCGCCCGGCAAGGCATGATTGAGGACAGCATGACCTACGCGGAGGAAACGGAGCTGCTTCAGGATGTTCTGGATGAAATCTACGAGACATTTATCATTTCGGCGGTGCTTGCGGGCAAAATTGCAGCCGCAGACTTTTGGGAGAACAAGCGGAAATATTTCGCGCACCATTGGGTAAAGCCTCCTAAGCCGTGGATTGACCCGTTAAAGGAAGCATCCGCAGTCAAAGTCGCGCTGCAAACCGGACAGAAGACCTGGAAACAGATTGCCGCCGAAAACGGCAGCGACTGGCAGACGCAGATAGACGACATTGCAGACGTGCTGAAATATGCGCGTGACAGACACGGGATTGATTTGGGAGGTGTGATTTTTGGACAAACCGTACAGGAACAAACCGCAGAACCGGGCAATGACGGCGGCGGTAACGGTACCGGACCGGGCGGCGGATGACCCGGACAGCCGCAGGCGTATTCTGAGCTTTTCGAGCGAGGCCCCCTACCGGCGTTATTTTGGCCTGGAGATCCTTGACCACGCGGATGGCGCGATAGATTTATCCCGGCTGAATGAAACCGGCGTGCTGCTGTTTAACCACGATGTAGACCAAGTGCTCGGAAAAGTGATCCGTGCGTGGACTGAGAACAGCCGCGGCATGGCCGAGGTGGAATTTGATACCGACGACGATGCGGAAAAGATTTTCGGCAAGGTCAAATCTGGTACGCTGAAAACTACATCCGTGCGTTACAGCGTAGACACGTGGGAGGAAGTTAAGGCGGGGGCGGTATCTGCGGATGGGCGCTTTACCGGCCCGTGCAGCATTGCACGCAAGTGGACGCCGCTGGAGGTTTCCGTTGTATCGGTACCGGCGGATGCATCCGTTGGCGTAGGACGTTCAGAGGGCGAGCTTCCCGACTTATCTTTGTATGAAAACCAGATCAGAATCAATAAAAACAGATACTTGGAGGGGCAATAATGAAGAAAAAGAAGTGGATCGAGCGCCAACAGGCAATCTTGGATGCTGCGCGTGCAGCGGGGCGCGGTCTGACAGCAGAGGAGCAGTCGGAATTTGATGAGCTCCAACGAAAAATCGAAACGGAACCGGCTGAACAGCCCGGAGATCTGTCGGGCAGCCGCAGCCAGGAAAGCACGCCGCCTGCTGCTGGACTGACCCCGGACTGTGCGGACGGTGCTGTGCGGGCAGTAGCCGAGGAACGCCAAAGGAACAGTGATATTATGGCGCTTTGCAGGCAGGTCGATATGGACCCGACCGAATACATCAGAAACGGTGCCACAGTGGATGCGGTACGCACTGCTGCAATCGAGCATCTTGTAACGCATGGAGCGCCAGTCACAGCACGGGCGCGGGACAACGGAAACGACGATTTCCGCAGCGCAGCCTGCGACGCGATGCTGATGCAGTGCGGCGTAGAGCTTGCGCAGCCTGCCGAAGGGGCGGAGGAACTGCGCGGCATGTCCGTCCGGGATATCCTGATTGAAAGCATTGCGCGGAGCGGTGAAGGCACGGTTACCGAACTGCTGCGCCAGTCCCGTGCGTCACTCTGGGATCAGGCGGTCCGGCAGTTTATGAGCCCGACGGCAGCATTTCCGGCGATTCTGGATGATGCAATCAAAAAATCAATCGTGCAGCAGTATAGTCTTGTCCCGTGCACGTTTGAGGAGTGGACGAGCCGGGGGACTCTGCCTGATTTCAAGAATACAAAGGATCATAATTACGTTTTGGGCGGCGGCGATTTTTACAAGATTTCGGAGGGCGGCGAGCTGAAGCACAGCACGCTCCAGACCGATCTGCTGCCGACCCGTAAGCTTGACAGCTACGGTACACAGTTCACCATGACCCGTGAAGCTTTTATCAATGACGATATCGGATTTTTGTCCGCTATGCCTGCACAGTATGCCAGCCGCGCCAAGCGTAAAATCAACCGGCAGGTTTATGAGATCCTTTTTGAAAACGCCGCTGTATTTGACGGCGCGGCGCTGTTTGACGACGCACATAAGAACCTGATTGCGGAAGGGTCCGCCCCCAGTATTGCAGCCCTGGAAAGGATGATCCTGATGATGGGGATGCAGACCGATCAGTTTGGGGAAAGCATCATGGTAGAGCCTGCAACGATTATTGTGCCGATGGGTTACGGGATGCGCGTCAATCAGATCCTGGGCACGGCGGAAATTGACGTGGAAGGCATTGGCAGTCATACGGTCAATGTACTGAATACCCAATATAAAAACAGGCTCAGGGTGGTGCAGGAGGGCACGCTGAACGTGCTGGCAAAGAACGCGGCGTGCCCGTGGTTCATGGCCGCAGATCCCAGGCTTGTCAAATCCATCCAGGTGGATTATCTGAACGGCGTTACGGCTCCGAGCTTCCGGCGCTCGGAAAAGGCGGGGTACCTGGGCTATATTTGGGATATCTGGCTTGATTGGGGCGTTAGTGTGATTGATTTCCGTGGAATTTTGAGAAACAACGGCGTAAAGCTTGGACAATGAGGAGGGGCAGCTATGAAAGCGACTTATTGGCAGAGGGGAGAAACCCTTGACTATACACCGGAGGAAAACGTCGAAGCCGGTACCGTGCTGAATATCGGCGGGCGGCTTAGCATTGCGGCAGCAAACATCCCTGCGGGGCAGCTGGGGCACGTTCACATGGTTGGAGTGTTTCGGATGGATAAAGCAGAGGGAGAGGCTATCGAAATGGGCGCGGCGGTTTACTACAGCGAAGCTTCCGACGCCGTAACTGCCGCCGCCGACGGCAATATCCCCGCCGGTTATGCTGCGGCCAGCGCTGCCGCAGAAGATGCATCCATATTGGTAAAGCTGCCGGGCTGACAGGAGGGGCATTATGAAAAAATTGATTGCACAGCGCCCGATTTTATATATGGGGAAGCATTATGCGCGGGGTGATACTGTTCCGGGCACTGACCCTAAGATGGCCGAGGCATGGCTGTGGGCAGGAAGCGTTCGGGAATTGCCGGAAAACAAAAAGCCAAATCCAAAAAAGCAGGCTGCAAATGAAGGTGGAACAAAATGACGTTCAAGGACTGCATTGCCACAGATATTCATGATGTATTCCTGAATGAAAATGAATTTTCGGAGCGCCGCACCGTCGTTTATGACGGCAAAACCTACGAGAATATTTTGGTATCCCTTCAGGATTTCGAGGAAGCTGACCGCCCGCGCGTCTCTGCATCCGGCAGCGGGCGCGGCGGTTCGGATCATGCGCAGGGGTTACGTCAAAACACCTTTTTGCTATACTGCGCGAGGAAGGATTTAGACGGAAGAAAGCCGATTCCTCCCAAAACGATAAAGATCAGTATATCAGCGGACAGCAGCCGTTTTCACGAATATTATATTGTTGCCGCCAGCTGCGAAATGGGTATGCTGCAAATCGAATTAAGGGCGGTGAAGAGCAATGGGTGATCCGATCAAAGTTGCATTGGCGGGACAGCAGTCACTGGAATGGGCACAGCGTCTGTTAGGCGACCCGGAAAAATACCGCAAAGCACTTCAAAGCGCAAACCAACGCGCCGCGTCCTTTATTCGTACAAACAGCGCCAGATTCATCCGACGGCGGTATGCTGTCCCGGCGGCAATCGCGAAAGCGGCAGCGGATGTCAGCATTTATTTTTCAGGGCACGGCGGCGGGCATCAGGCAAACATTGATTTCAAGGGCCGGAGAATTCCGCTGTACCGATACTCCGGCGCAGCCCCGGCAGCACCGACGCAGGATGTTGGACGGAACGTCCGGGCGTTGGTTCATGGAAACTGGAGAATTGTACATCCTTCCGTCCCGGCTTATGGGCATCAGCTAAAAGGCACATCTGCTGAGATATTTCACAATGCGTTTGTTGCCCGGATGAAAAACGGACATACGGGCATTTTTCAGCGTACCGGCGGCGTTACTGACCAGGAGAGCCACGCGATAGAAGAAATTATGGGTTCGTCCGTTCCCCAAATGCTGGGCGCTGAGGACGTGTTTGACGCTGTTGCCCGTGAAGTCTCCGAGAAGTTTGACGGCTGGCTGGAGCATGAAGTGAACGCCTTTTTAAACGGGTACAGGTGAGATTATGACGACGGTTATTTTGCTTGACAGGCTAAAAGATTTCACAGAGACAGCCACGAAGGACCTTATTATGCCAGTCGCCTGGAACGAGGAGACGGAGGCAGCCCCGCCGCCTCGCGCCCCGCTGGTGTTTCGTACTAACGTGCCGGAACTTGGAGATGAGCTTGAGAAAGCCCCTTATATCCTGCACCAGATCGTTACCCGCAAAGACGTGCAGCCTGCGGGACAGTTCCCAACTGCTCAGGCTGTGATACGCACGGTCTTTTGCGTATATAACGAGGATGGGCAGGAGGGCGGCCTGGCACTGTTAAATCTGATGGAGCGTCTTCGAATCGCACTGCTGAAACAGCGTGTAATCGGCAAACAGTTTGTTTTGGATACGGAAGCGGGAGTGGAATCGCTTGTGTATCCGGACGACGGGGAGCATTTCACAGCGCCATACTATCTTGGGGAAATGTTTTCCGTATGGAAAATCAAAGGAATCGAAAGGAAGGTAAGCAATGACGAAGAAGGACACGGGCACATCCGAAAAGACGAATATGACCGCCGCTGAAACGGCGGCTCCCGCGCAGGAAGCAGTTCCTGCAAAGCCGGAACCGTCAGGCATTTGGTGTTATATCGGGCCGAACCTTGCGGGGCTGATGCAGTCCGGCAAGGTGTTCCGAGGCACGCGGGCAAAGGCATTGAAAGAAGCTGCTGCCGCGATTGAAAAGTATCCGCTGGTAAAGACGCTGATTGTTTCCGGAGAAAACTTAGCAGATTCGCGGATGAAAGTAAAAACGCCCGGCAATGCGCTGTATAAAAACTATCAGCGGATTGCTGCAAGCCGGGAAACGGGGGTAAATAATGGCTAATTTAGGCGTACATGTGTATGAACAGGCAACGCCGGTCAGTACGCCGGTCGTAGCTGATGTCGGCATTCCTTATGTGGTGGGGCTTGCGCCCGTCCACGCTGCCGAAAACCCTGCAAAATCGAACACCCCGGTAATCGTCACCAGCTGGTCAGAAGCGGTGGAGAAACTGGGGTTTTCTTATGACTGGAAAACCTACACGCTTTGTGAATTTATTTATTCGCATTTTCAGTTGTATGGCTGCCAGCCGGTTATCTTCTGTAATGTTTTCGACCCCGTGAAGATGCGGACGCAGGCCGAAGCGAGGGATTACAACGTAATCGACCGCTGTGCAAAGATCCCGTTTGATATGATTGCAGATACGCTGATTGTAAAGAACGGGGAAACGGTACTGGAACAGGATGAAGATTATTCTATTCTGTACGATGAGAATAAAAACGCCTGTATTATTGAGCTGTTAAGCACCGGCGAGGCTTATGAAGTGGTTTCGCTTAATGTCAGCGGTTATCAGGTGAAAACGGATGAAATTGTGATCGCTGATATCGTGGAAGGACTTGGCGAAATTGATTCCTGCATGAACACGGTAGGCGTGATTCCCGACCTGATTTGCGTTCCAGGGTTCTCGCATAACAGCGTTGTAGCGGCAGTAATGGCAACAAAGGCGGCAGGGATCAACGGCCTGTTCAGTGCAAAGGCAATTATTGATTGCGACAGCGGGACAGACGGTGTGCGGCAGTATTCGGATTTGATTGGTTACAAGAATAAGAATAATTTTGTGGACGAAAACCAGATCCTGTGCTGGCCAATGGTAAAACTCGGTGATTATCAGTTCCATATGAGCACGCAGCTTGCGGGGCTGATGGCGCAGATTGACACGGAAAACATGGGCTGTCCGTATGAAAGCCCGTCGAATAAGCGGTACCAGATGGACGGCTGCTGCCTGGATGACGGCACCGAGGTCAATCTGACCTTTGAACAGTCCTGCATTATTGCCGGTTACGGCATTGTAACGGCGCTTAATTTCATGTCCATGGGCTGGACATGCCGTAATAACTATACGGCGTGTTACCCATCGAATACGGACGTAAAGGACTACTTTATTCCTGTATCGCGCATGTTTGATTGGGTCGGAAATACCGTGATCCGTACCTTCTGGAGCAAACTGGACAAGCCAATGACGCGCCGCTTTGCAGATTCTATTCTGGATACCTGCAATATCTGGCTGAATGGCCTTGTCGGTATGGAGCGCCTGCTCGGTGCCAGAGCTGAAATGCTGGCAAATGAAAATAACCTGCTTGACCTGATGGCGGGTATTCTCAAAATTCACATTTACATGACGCCGCCCAGTCCTGCGCAGGAGATTGATTTCATCTTGGAATACGATCCGGCGTATGTAACTGCGGCGTTCTCATAACGGAAGGGGGAAACGAAAATGAGTCAGCAGGCTGCGGCTTATATCAATTTGGAAATTTATGAAGATGGACGGAACCTTCTTGGTATCGCAAAGGTCAAACTGCCGATAATTACTTATCCATGCGTTACAATTTCCGGTGCTGGCATGATGGGTAATATGGAAGTCCCGCTTTACGGCATGGTGGATGCTATGACGATAGATATTGACTTTCTGACCACAACCGAGGATGCAGTAACGCTGATGGCACCGACCAAGCACCAGCTGGATATGCGGGTAGCAGAGGAGTATTGGGACGCGGAGCAGGCAGAGGTCGGGCTCTGGGCAGATAAATATGTTGTAATTTGCCGCCCGAAGAGTATAGACCCGGGAACGGTCGCGCCAATGAGCGCGGCTGATACAAAGGGTTCCTTTGCAGTCTATTATTATGCAGCATACAAAGACGGGAAACAGCTCTGGGAAATTGATAAGCGCAATATGAAGTGCGTTATTAACGGCGTTGACCATATGGCTCCAGTGCGCAAAGCGTTGGGCAAATAAGAAAAGCCGCTTCGGGAAGAAAGCGGCTTTTGTAAATTATTGAGTACCAAGGCGTTCTCGCAGTGCATCCTGCAATATACGGGACAGGCTAAGGCCGTTTTCCGAAGCCTGATCGTCCATCCACTTAGGAATACTGACGGTGCGGCGAATTGCGCGATCCTCTTTGATTTCGGCACGGACTAAATTGATGAATTCGTTTTGCCCGACAGAAACATCCTGAAAACGGCTGGCCGGTGGAATTTCCTCCTTTTCTTCCGTTAGATACGCCATCCATTGGTGTAAAGCAGTCTGGGCCATATAAAGGGCGTTTTCCAAAGATTTACCTTCGCTGATGCAGCCGGGAAGATCCGGATACGTGATGGTATAAGAACCATCATTATTTGCATGAAAAATCGCGGGATAAACATATTGAGCCACAGCGGTCCTCCTTTCAATTTGTAGAAAGCAGTAGGGGCTTATTTCAGCCCCGCTGCTTTCAGAATTGCTTTTGCGGTATTTTCCGCTACCTCGCGGTGTCGCGGGACTTGTACAGAACGGCAACCGGGCTTTTTGTAAATCGTATGGTCTCCATCATCCCGGATGACATGATATCCTGCGGCTTCCAGCATTCGGGTCAAGTCCCTTCTCTTCATTTGTCCACCTCCTTGGTACACTTCTATTATAATACGTAAATTACATAAAGTCAATGGATTTATGCAATTTACGTAAACTTAGTTTGAAAGGACAATCACAATGGAAAAGAAAATTGAAATTGATTATACGCACACCAACCTCCAACTGTCTAAGCCGGTGCTGTACGACGGCGCAGAGGTTCGGGAACTGACTTTTGACTGGGGTTCCCTGACCGGCAAAGATGCCCTGAAAATTGAGACGGAAGCAAATACCCGGCGGAAGATCGTCAACAATCCGGCATTTTCTGTGGAATACCTGATTGGCATGGCGGTACGCGCCTGTGAACCGGAGGTTGACCGGGACTTTTTTCTCCGGATGCCGCTTGGTGATTTTAACCGGGTGAGAGGTGCGGCGCGTGATTTTTTGCTGTACTCGGACTTCCTCTGGGAGACCCCGGAGGATGGGTCCGACGACAATGCCTAATCATGGCACAGAACAGAAATGGCCCGGCGCTTGGCTGGCTGGAATTGCCGCTTCTTGAATTTGTGAAGTGGACAAAAGCCAACAATGATATCATAGAGGACCGCAGACAGCGGGAAGAGCAAATTCGAAATAGTAAAAAGGTGCATCCGAAGCTGATACACCGGAATTACAAAATGACATAGGGGAAAGGAAGGGCGTTCCGTGGCAGGAAAACAGCATGAAATCAGGTTCCTTTTGGACGCCCAGACAGGCGGTGGGTTCAGCAGGGCATTCCAAAAAGCACAGCAGGAAATGGCTGCGGTTTCTAAGGAAATCCAGCAGCTGAACCATGTACAGCGTGACATTTCAGGTTATCAAAAGCAGCAGGCGGCAGTCGATAAGACCGCCGCAAAACTTGACCGGCTGAAAAAAGAAGAACAGCTGATGCAGCAGGAGCTTAACGCGGCGCGGGCGGTGCAAACGAGCACCAGCGAGGCGGCGCGGGCGGCGGCTGCATCCATGGGCGCGGAGAGCGACAAAGCGAAGGAGCTTGCTCTGGAAGCACAGCGGGCGGCACAGAACACGGCGCATTTGGAGCTTAGCCACCAGCGCCTGACTGATCGGATCAAAGACACAGACGGTGCATTGGAGCGTCAGAGGGAGCGCCTGCGGCAAACAGGCGAAGCCTTACAGGCTGCCGGAGTCAGCACGGACAATCTCGAACGAGAAAGCCGCGAGCTGGCCCAGCAGCTGGAAGCCCTTCACACCCGGCAGGCGGAAGTCGCAAACGGCGCACAGACCTTTGGGGATCAGGCGGCAAACGCGATTGAAACGGTCGGGCAAGCAGTTGCAGCGGCAGGCATTGCAAACGCGTTTGGTGAGATAAAGGACGGCTTTTTGCAAGCGGTAAATGTTTCCAAGGATTTCAGCGCATCCATATCAAACGTGGAAGCATTGTCCGGTGCGAGTGCATCCGAAATTGCTGCGCTGAATGCACAGGCCAAGGAACTCGGTGCAACAACGGAGTTTACCGCAAAGCAGTCCGCAGACGCAATGGGCTATATGGCAATGGCGGGCTGGAATCCAGAGCAGATGATGTCCGGCATGGACGGTGTGCTTTCGGCGGCAGCGGCCTCCGGTGAAGACCTTGCAATGGTGTCCGATATCGTCACGGACAGCATGAGCGCATTTCAAATGGGCGCGGAGGAAACGGGGCATTTTTCGGATGTTCTGGCAGCTGCGGCAGCAAACGCAAATACCAGCATTGGTATCATGGGCGAAACATTCAAAGGCTCCGCTTCCGTAGCCGGTGCGCTGGGCTACTCCATCGAAGATGTTGCCGTTGCAACTGGCCTGATGGCGAACGTCGGTGTAAAAGGCAGCATTGCCAACACGGCGCTCCGCAATACGTTTAACGGTTTGCTTGGCGGCGTAACACTGACCGGCAAGGCGTTCGGCGAATACGAATATACTGCGATCAAAGCCGACGGCTCCATGAAAAGCCTTGGCGATACGATCAACGAACTGCGCGGATATTTCGAGCAGATGACCGAATCCGAACGCGTACTGAACGCGCAGGAAATCGCAGGTGAGCGCGGTTATAACGGTTTGCTTGGTGTCCTGATGGCATCCGAGGAAAGCTACGAAAACCTCACAGAAAAGATCAATAACTGCGAGGGTGCAGCCGCCCGGATGGCCAAGATCAAGATGGACAACCTGCACGGTGATATCCTGCTTGCACAATCTGCATGGGAAGGTTTCCAGATTGCCGTTGGCGAAAAGGCAACTCCGGCAATGCGGATGTTTTACCAGGTGCAGGCGGACGTGCTCAGCGGCATGGGTGAGCTTGTAGACGCACATCCAGCGCTTGTGCAGGGCGTTATGACGACAGTGGGCGTGCTGGGAACAGCAACGACGGCCGTGACCGGTCTTTCGGCAGCTGTTAAGGTTTTCAAGGCGCTTGATATGGCCTCGCTGTTCATGGGCCCGGCTGGATTGGCGCTGAAAATCGGTGCAGGCGTAGCCGTGGCGGCTGGCGGCGTGGTTGCGCTGACCTCTGCCTATCGGGAACAGGTGCCGTCTGTGCGCGAGCTGACCGAGGCTTCCCATGAGATGCAGGAAACGCTTGACGCAGGGGCAGCAGCCTACGAAAACACGATGGCTGAAACACTTGCGGCGGCAAATGCAGCGGATGTGTACATAAGCAAACTGGAACAAATGGGCGATATCAAATCGCTTGACGCTTCCGGTGCGCAGGAGTATAAAAACATCCTTTCGCTTCTGGCGGAAACCATACCGGATCTTGCGGACGGCATCGATTTGCAGACCGGCGAAATTGACGGCGGCACTGCTGCTTTGCGTGCCAACACGGCGGCATGGCAGGAGAACGCAAAGGCAAAAGCATATCAGGACTATTATACAGAAATGTATAAGCAGGAAGCTGATTTAACACTTGAGCTTGAGAAAAATAAAGTCGGTTTAACGAAAGCAACTATTGCGCAGGAAGAAGCAGAGCGAAAACTTGAGGTAACGAGAAGCCGTATGGTAATTGCCAACGGCGAAGGGAACTATGAAGAATACTATCGTCTGGAATCTTCTTTAGACGCGCTGAATCACGAATATAACCTTGCCGGTGATACTGTCAAAACGTATCAGCAGGCAGTCGCGGACGGTGAAGCGGCGCTTGCCGATTACCGCATTACATCCGAGGATACCCGGCAGGCAATCGAAAACCTGACTTCTGCAACAGGGGATAGCAGCACGCTTTCTGCGGAAACTACTGCGCAAATGCAGGGTGTCAAAACGGTCATGGATGAAGCCGGAGCTTCCTTGCTGTCTCTCGCGGAGCGGTACAACGAGGCGTATGATGCTGCCTATGAATCCATTTCCGGCCAGTACAGTCTTTGGGATAAGGCGGCAGAGGTCGAGGCGGTCAGCGCCGGAAGCATTAACAGTGCGCTTGAAAGTCAAATCAATTATTGGCGGCAGTATGATTCCAATATTGACGCCCTGACAGCCCGCGCTGGAGATATTGCGGGTTTAAGCGAAATGATTGCCAGCTTTGCCGACGGCAGCACGGATAGTGTAAACGCAATTGCAGGCATGGCAAAGGCCAATGACGGCGACCTTAAAAAGATGGTCGAAAACTGGCAGACGTTACAAAAGGAGCAGAAAACCACATCTGAAAGTCTGGCACAGATGAATACAGATTTTCAGGGCGAGCTTGACCAAATACTGGAGTATACGCAAAGCACTATTGCCGCAATGAATCTCAGCGAAGAGGCCCGGCAGAGCGCGGAGGCCACGATGCAGGCCTTTGCAGGCGCGGCAAAAGACCAAATGCCGATTGTGCAGAGTGCGTTCAACGCTGTAGCGGCTGGTGCAATGGACAGTTTCAACCGTGCGCTCAGCAATCGTCCCAGCATCAGCGGCACTCTAAATGTAGGCCTTGCGAATGTAAAAGGATCGTTTGAAGCGATTGGCGGATTTGCCTCCGGCACGCCGAATGCACCTCCCGGCTGGGCATGGGTCGGTGAAGAGGGCCCCGAGCTGATGTACTTGCACGGCGGCGAAACCATTCTTCCGGCATCCGTGTCCGAAAAAGTAGCAGATATCCCATGGTATGCGTTTGCCACTTCCAATGCGGAGCGCGGCCCCGTGCTGGTTGGAGAAAACGGCCCGGAACCGATGTACACTGAGCCAAAACCGGAACCGCTTTATGCCCTTGACGGCAGCAGCGGTCAAAGCGGTGGCGGTACAATCATTAACCTTACGCTGCATAATTCGCCCACTTACAATATTGGCGATAGTCCTAATAAGGATACCTTGATGGAGCTGCTTAACAATCTGACTGTGGAGCAGGGAGAAAAACTTGCTGAATTGATTCTTGATGTGCTTGCCGATCATGAGCGCAATAAAGCATTGGAGGATTTCTAATGAAAACCTACCGGACAGTACAAGGCGATATGTGGGACAGCATTGCCTATTCCCAGCTGGGAAGCACGGACTATACAGACCGTTTAATGAATCTAAATCCTGCTTACCGGAATTATTATAGTTTCCCGGCGGGAATCGTATTGACCCTGCCGGAACCTGTTTATAAAATCAATAAAAAATTACCGCCATGGAAGAAGGTAAAGGTATGAGTAATCCTAATTTAGCACGCCGGACACGGCCTGTTATTGAATTTGCAGGCATTGATATTACAGATGATATCCTGCCCTATCTGTTGTCTGTTACATACGTTGATAACGAAGAAAATGAAGCGGACGATTTGACTATAAAACTGCAAGACCGGGAAGCGTTGTGGCTGGAAGACTGGCTGAATGAAGCGATTGAAGGCGCAGCGGCGGCAAAGCTGAAAATCCGCTGTTCGCTGATCCGTGAGAACTGGACAGGCGGCGGGGAAGATATCACTTTACCCTGCGGAGAATTTGAAATCAGCAGCATTACAACCTCTGGTCCGCCTGCGGTTGTCAATATTAAAGCAAGCTCGCTTGCTTTCAGCGGCACAATGCGCCAGACAAAGAAAAATAAGGCGTGGGAATCCTATAAACTGTCAGGTATTGCAAACGAACTGGCGGGCGACAATGGGCTTTCCTGTATGTATGAAGCGTCCTCTGACCCGTTTTATAAACGGGTTGAACAGTCCAAAGAAAGCGATATTGATTTCCTTTTAGACCTCTGCAAAGACGCGGGAATTTCATTGAAAACTACAGACGGTATGATTGTGCTTTTTGATCAATCGGAGTATGAAAAAAAGCCGCCTGTTATGACCATCCAGCGCGGCAGCGGTGTTTATACAAAGTATCAGCTGATTGCAGGTACGGCAGATTCACAGTATTCCTCCTGCCGTGTTTATTACGCTGATCCAAAGACCGGGAAGTGTATTGAAGGAATTGCAAAAGTTGATGATTATAACGATGATGCAAAAACAAACCAGCAGCTGGAAATCTCTGCAAAAGTATCCGATACAGCCGAAGCGAAAACACTGGCGGAAAAGCATTTGCGGCTGCATAACAAGATGAACCGCACCGCGTCCTTTACGCTTCCCGGAAGCCCCGAATTAGTTGCAGGTGTAACGGTACAGCTGGAGCATTGGGGCGGATGGAGCGGCAAATATATTGTGAAAAAGGCCACGCATAAGGTTGATTCTTCCGGTTGTACGACAAAGGTCGAGCTGCGCCGTGTGCTTAGCGGGTATTGATTTATGGATGTAGAAAAGATTCTGTCTAATCTTGTCCGGGTTGGGATTGTGACTGCCGTTAATAACGATAAACACCTTGCACGGGTCACTTTTGAAGACACAAAGCTGCCCTCTGGCTGGCTTGTCGTGTTAGATAACCGGCCTTTTATTCCAGATTATGGTGCTCCGCAGGTCACAGATAAGAGAGCGGGAGGCAGCGGTTTTCCGCAGTATGAAAGCCATGACCATCCATTGACAATTAAACAATGGATGCCCCAAATCAACCAGCCGGTTTTAGTGCTGTATCTGCCCGTAAAAAATGCGGATGGTTTTATTTTGGGAGGGATGCAGTAATGGTTGTTGGCTGCCTGGGAGAAATCGTTTTTCAGGTATCCGATGAGATTGTAAAAACAATTAACAATATGCAGTGGTCGGGTTCGGTGCGCTTTGCAACGCATCAGCGGCATTTACAAAATGCGCTGACGGAATTTACAGGTGTTGACCCGGATAAAATGTCATTTGACATTGATTTGGTGGAAGAACTTGGCGCTGATCCGATGGTCGAAATGGTCAAGTTGTGGGAATATGAACGCGCCGGAGAAGCAGTGCCGCTGGTGATCGGCGAGAAAGCCTACGGAAAATACCGCTGGACGATTTTAAGTCACAAGATGAAGACAAAAGCGCATGATTATAAAGGCAGTGTCAGCTGTGTAACGGTTTCTGTTAATTTACAGGAATATTTGGAGAGATAACCATGGAGCAGACTTATAAAGTGAATGCAATGGATTTGAAAAGGCTCCGGTTACTGGAAATGGAAACGGTTGCATCTGTACTGCAAAACATTGCAATTATACTCAAAACGCCAAAGGGAAGCGTACCAATGTACCGTGAATTCGGCCTGTCGCAGTCGTTTCTGGACAGGCCGATGCCAGTTGCTCGGAATATGCTGATTTCGGCAGTTAAGGAGGCCATAGAGCGCTGGGAACCGCGTGCGGAGGTTGTAGACGTATCTTTTACAGGGAATGCGTCCAATCCCGGTGAGCTGAATCCCATAGTGGAGGTGAAAATCATTGGCGAATAGGAACCCGAACTATCAGTTTTTAAGCACCGACCCGGCGGAGCTGGAAGCGCAGCTTGTTTCCAAGTTTGAGGAAATTACAGGCAGAAGCGTACTTCCGGCAGACTTGGAAAAATTGTATATCCAGTGGGTCAAAGCGGCTATTTTACAGGAGCGTGTTTTGAATAACTACACTGGAAATCAGAACATTCCCAGCCGCGCGGAGGGCGAAAACCTTGACGCGCTTGCAGAGCTGGTTTATGTACAGTCACGCCCGGAAGCAGAACCGGCGTATTGTACAGAACGCTTTTATATTTCGGAGCCGCAAAACACTGCTGTTTTGATTCCGGCGGGTACGCGCGTAACGGATGCCAGCGGCACGCTTGTCTGGGAATCAACCGAAGATGCTGTAATTGAAATTGGCGCGGTATATGCAGATGTACGTCTGCGCTGCCAGACCGCCGGGCTTGCCGGAAATGACTATGCAATCGGACAGATCAGCAAGTTGATTGATTTGTACGATTATTACAACCACTGCGAAAATATTACTGTAAGCGGCGGCGGTTCCGACCGATTGGACGATGAAGCGTTTTATAACCTGATGCGTGCCAGTATGGATGGTTACAGCACGGCGGGCGGGGTTGGCAATTACATCTATCATGCAAAACGTGCGTCCTCTGAAATAGCAGATGTTGTAGCTAATTCACCCACTCCGGCTACGGTTTATATTTATATCCTTATGAAGGACGGAAGTCCGGCAAATGAGGAGATGAAAGCCTCTGTATATAACGCCTGTAACCCTGATAATGTGCGTCCCTTAACCGACCTTGTGTGTATGGGCGAACCGGAAATCGTGCCATATAATATTGATTTTAGTTATTGGGTGCACGACACAAAAACGGTTGGTTCTGCGGCGATTCGTGCAAGGATCGATGCCGCCGTACAGCAATATATAAAATGGCAAAGCGCAAAACTTGGACGGGATATTAACCCTTCTTATCTGATTAGCTTATTGATGCAAACGGGCGTAAAACGCGTAGAAATACGGGAACCGGTATTTACATCCCTGCGGGATGGTACGCTTGCGCTGGGATGGGAATATGAATACCCGGAGACGGTCCCGCAGCTTGCAGAAGTTGGTACCGTTTCGATTGTGAACGGGGGCTATGAGGATGAATGATCCGCACGGTATTACAGCGGAAAACCTGCTGCGGACGCTACCGGTTGGTATCGGATGGGATGAAACAATACAGGCGCTTGGAGCTTTAGCAGCAGAAACGCTTTCCCGCCGCCCGGAGGAAATCAGACGTTTGTTAATCTATCCCAATATTGATAATTTGGATGAAGAACTGCTTGATATCCTTGCCTATGATTTTAAGGTTGACTGGTGGGATGGGGATTATTCCCTGGAAGAAAAACGCCGTACATTGAAAGACAGCTGGCGCGTTCATCGGATGCTTGGAACGAAAGCAGCGGTTGAAACTGCTATCTCTGCAATTTATCCAAACTCTGCGGTAAAAGAATGGTTTGAGTACGGCGGCAGGCCGTATTATTTTAAGCTGGAAATCAATGCCACGGGAAGTAATGGGGATTTAGATAAACAGCGGCGCGTATTGCAGCGGCTGAATTATTACAAGAATCTCCGTTCTCATCTGGACAGTGTTGATTATACAATCGACCTTCCGCCCGCAACGCTTTATCTTGGCGGTGCAGTCGGTACTCTCACCGAACTCGGAACCCCGGAACAGCCTAATACCTACGATTTCCGGCAGTCCCTGCATATCGGCGGTACAGCCGGGATGCACACGCAAACGAGCGCCCCGGAAGCGCCGTATAAACCGGATTTTGCAAGTACGCTCCATGTGGGCGGCAATGCCGGAATTCATGCGGTGCATACGATACCGCAGAACCCGCCGCCGTTCAGCATCCAGCGGAATGGAAGTGTTTGCACCATCATTATGAACCCACCAGAAGGGAGCTGATAGCCAATGGATCAGGCTTATAAACCTACCACGCACGGCCTTGCCGTTATGGCGGCGTGCCTTGCATTGGAACGACCTTTTAAGATTACCCGTGTTGCTTTTGGCAGCGGCAAAGTGGACGAAAACACCAACCTTGCAGATGTGCACGAGCTACTTTCTTTCGTGACGGACGGCGCAGTCTGCGACCGCAGGCACGAGAACGATCGGTTTTTCTTTACCATCCAGTTTTCCAACGCGGAGCATCCGGAGGTAAACACCTTTTATTTATCGGAGTTTATGGTCTTCACGGAGGACCCGGAAACCGGTGAAGAAACTGATTTGATTTATGGTACGCTTGGAGATTACCGGCAGCCTATTCCGGCGTATAACACGATGTATCCGCCCAGCACGTTTAATTTTCCGCTGACGCTTATTCTCTCGAATGAGATCAACGCTTATGTAACCGCCCCTGCCGGGCTTGTCACCTATCAGGATTTAGGGATTCTGATTGACGCGCTTGGAACCCGTCAGCTCCCCATCACCATACCGGTGGATGGCTGGCAGGATAACCCGGACGGTGGTGCCTATGCTTATCGCGCAGATATCCCCGTGGAAAGCGTAACGGCCAAGCTGATTCCGCAGCTGTTTTACCCGCCGGAAAGCGCGGAGCGTGCTGGGTATTATGGCCTCTCTCCGGTATGTGAAACGCTGGATGGAGTGCTGCGAGTTTGGTCGAAAGCCGTTCCAGCCGAACCGATCCCGGCGGTGCTGAACCTGACGGGGGACGCGTCCGGTTATTTCGCAGTCGGGGACGGCAGCACCGGCGGCGGAACCTACACGCTGCCGCCCGCAACTGAAAACACGCTCGGCGGTGTAAAAGTCGGCAGCGGCCTGAATGTGACCCGTGACGGCACATTATCTGTCAACGCGGCCACCGAAGCCGAAGTAAACGAGATGTTGACCGGGGTACTTACCCCGGAGAACAAATAAATTCAAACGGAGGAAACACACAATGGCAGAACTGAATGACAAAGTAGCAAAAGTTGGGCATTTGCGGACGCTCACGGAACAGCTGAACAACAAAATCAAAGCGCAGGTTGCCGCCGCTTTTCATCCGGCAGGCAGCGTAGCCTTTGTTGATTTGCCAGAACTGACGAAGGCCAGCGAAGGGCTGCTGTTCAACGTAACGGATGCATTCACGACGACAGAGGACTTTTTGGAGGGTGCAGGTAAGGCTTACCCTGCCGGGACAAATGTCGCAGTGGTGAAATCTGGCGAAGCATACAAGTACGATGCAATGTCAGGATTTCTTGACACTTCCGGCTTTGTGCTGAAAGAGGACGGCAAGGAGCTGTCCGCGAACGATTACACCGATACGGACAAGGCCAAGCTGGACGGAATTACGGAGGGTGCGAACAAGGTTGAACCCAGCGACACCCCTGGCAATATCAAAATCAACGGTGTAGAAACGTCAATCTTTCAGGTTGCCACTGATGAAGAAATCAATGCAATGCTGGATGAAGTGCTCGGGCCATCTGAAAATGCGTAAGCCTTTGGAGGTGAGCAGGCTATGAGCAAGCTGACAAAGATGTTTTCCCTGAAAACTGCGGTGCAGCGGCTTACGGCTTTGATCGGCAGCGTTGCACAGGCAGCGTCAGAGGATATTGCAGCGCTGGATAAAAAGAAAGTGAATCAGTCGGATTACGATGCTGCTATGGCACAGTTATACATTGATATTTTTTCAGGTGAAATTCCGACAACGTTGTGTAATCAGGACGGCGAAGAAATTACGACATCGGACGGCGCAGCGCTTCAGGCCGTGCGGAAAATCAGGAAAGGAAGTGACTGAATATGTTAGGTGGCGGGAACGTTGCAGGTCCGTCCGGACTGGAATTGCAGGCGGTCATTCAGTCGATTGCAGATTTCAAAAATGAAATCTTTGCGGGAGAAGTCACCACGCCGCTTGCAACGCATGACGACAGAGTTTTAACCACACAGGACGGTGAGCAAATCCTTGCATGTAAGCCGCTCATCACGCGGAAGGATACCGCTGCACTGGAAGCTCAAATTAACGCATTGGCATCCAGCATTGATAAAAAGATAAGCGCACATAATGTGTCAGAATTTTCGCATCCGACACATCTTTCAGTGCGTTGAAAGGAGGAAAAATAATGGCAATTAAAAGTTACGAACTGCCAAAAATCGATATTTTGAACGGGGGGGGGGGTAACTAATTTCCTCGTTAATAGGGGAATGGAGACAGCCCAGCTTCCCGCTTCACTTTTACCGCAGATTTTAACGGCTGATAAACTCTTGATGCCGGATGGGGTCACAAGTATCGACCGACGGTTGCAGCAGATTGGTAGCGGAAATTTAATTGATAACGCTGATTTTTCAATCAATCAGCGCGGCGTGACATCATGGACTTCTGGTTATGGCCTGGATCGTTATAAATGCGGGGGTCTGACGGCCCATGTAACCGATCAAGGTGTGCGGCTGGTTTCCGGAAGCGATGCATACTCGAACTTCCACCAGATAATAGACCGCCCTCTGCAAAACGGTGACGTTGTTACTCTAAGTGCATTGACAAAGGGACAGCGCGGTTTTCGTTTGGTAATCGGAAGGGCGCACAATTCATCGAATGCGTGGGTCGATATCCCAGCATCAGAGGATTGGGAATTGGTTAAGGTGACTGCAACACTATCTGATTTGAGCACGTTGATAGCAAAAATCGATCATCCGACAGCGGTGGCAGGGGAAGAGATCAGCATCCAACGATGGAAGCTCGAACCCGGCCCGTTCCAAACCCTGGCGCACCAGGAAGGAAACACCTGGGTACTCAATGATCCGCCACCCAATTATGCTTTGGAGCTGGAAAAGTGCCAACGGTACCAAACTAATTTGTTCATGGGTAAATGGTTGGGGCAAACTTCGCTCACACTTGGTCGTATGCTGGCAGCAACGAATCACAGTGGCGTTTTATTTGCACACCTACCTACGATACTGCGTGCTCGGCCAACTGCCGCATTCAAGAACTGCGTGATTACGCCTATTAATAACGGAAACAAAATGTATTCTATTACTTCTTTAGCTGTTGCCAGATATAACGGAAATGTCGTTAAGATTAACATTGAAGTGGATACGGACGAATTAGTTCCACAGCAAAGTTATGAGTTTACAACTTCTTCCGCTGATGGATTTTTGATACTTGATGCAAACCTGTAGAGTTGAAGTGCAGACAAGTAGATAACAGTGATAAGGATACCATTTCTGGATTGAATCTGTAAAGTAAAAGTAAAACAAAAGTAAGGGCTGCCCCCTAAAAATTATAGTTTGTTATTTGAAGGGAGCAAGCAAAAATGAGTATTGGAATTGATAAATTAGCACATATGAATAACCCTGCATTATCAGATGCATTGCTGGCGCATTCAGCAGCCGAAGGAACCGGAGTAATCGCTATTGGTGATCTTCCAAAGCTGCTGAACGCCGGTAATTTGAAAATGCCGGACAGTGAAGAAACGATTGCGGAGCATTATCGTTATATGAGCGGAACGCAGATACTGATTAACGCAAATTTCAGAAATCCAATTAACCAGCGGAACCAGTTGAAGTATACAAGCACAGGATATGCGATAGATATGTGGCGGTTGAATACTTTTGGTGACGGGTTTGCTGAACTCTTACCGGGAGTAGGCATTCGGTTAAAATCAGGGCCAAAAGCAACAAGTGCTGCAGGATTTAATCAGCAGTTCGAAGCTAATTTGCTTGGATGTATTGTCACACTCTCGGTATTGGATACACAGAACAGGTTATTAACAGTTACGTCTTCTATCTTAATAGATTCAAGTAATTGGCAAGTTTCTAAGGGTGAAACAGATTTTGGTTGGATTGGGTTAAAGTATAACGGGAACAACGTTTTTGAATTTGCTATTACATCATTGGATAATACAACCGTTGCGGCAAAGCTCGAACTCGGCCCATTTCAGACCCTGGCACATAAAGAGGGTTCTAAGTGGGTGCTTAATGACCCGCCACCGGATTACGCAACGGAGCTGGCAAAGTGTCAGAGGTGTCAAGTGATATACAGCTATCCTCAGACCAATGGCTTTGGGAATGCGACATATATCGCGGTGGGTATTGCGAACAGCACGACCACAGCCAGATTCTCTATTGAAACGCCTGTCCCGCTGCGTACTAAACCAGCTGTTTCCATGGACGGGTTTTATGCCTTACGTAAAACGCTTGGACGTGTAAAAGTGAGTGGGGCTACCCCCCTGTGGCCACCTATCCAGAACAAGGTTGCAGTGCAGGTCACATGTGATGAGGCGAACTTCACGGTAGGAGAAATACTGTTTCTGGAATCGTTCAGCGGGGCAACTCTTAAGCTGGACGCAAATCTTTAAGGAGGACAAACAATCATGGACGAATATTATAACAAACACTACATCAAAACCCGTGATGATGGCGCAATTATCGACCGCTGGAGCAACGGCCCGCACCCTGACCGCGATACCACAAACGCAATCTGCATAAGCGACAAGGGCGGCTATCAATTCCGCTTTACGCCGGACGGGGAGGAAAACCCGCCTATCTATGACGCAGACGGCATCCCTCTGTACAAATGGGACGGACAGGCTGTAGTAAAGCGCACCACAGAAGAGATCGCGGCGGACCGTGCTGCTATCCCTGCCCCGCCGCCGTCTGAAATGGAACAGCTGCGGCAGGAGGTCGCTAGATTGAGCGACGAAAATGCACAGTTGCAGCAGGAACAGACCGATTTGCAAATGGCGCTTTGTGATACTTACGAGTTGCTTTTGGGAGGGAACGACAATGGCTAAAGTTTATGCTAACCTTATCATGAAGGGCTTGAAAACGCTGGAAGACGTACCGGCCAGCCTCCGAGCCGAGGTGTCCGCAATCATCAATGGTAATGCCAATGCTTAAGATCAGGCTTTGGCTTATATCAATCTTACTTAGAAGGGAGGTACAGGAAATGGCAGTTGTGTACGCTACTTTGATTATCAAAGGCAAAAAGACGCTGGAGCAGGTTCCCGTAATGCTGCGGGAGCAGGTTGCAGAGATACTTGCTGACCTAGAGGTCGCGGACTAACCACCGAAAGCAGGCTGGTTCCATAGCGGACCGGCCTGCTGAAACCAAACATACCGGAGGTACAGCATTGAGTATGAAGGAAATTTTCACCGAAGGGGGCGGGTTGCTGCTGATTGCCTTGACCGTTGTCCAGCTCGTTCCCATCAAAATCAATCCGTGGTCATGGATTGCCAAAACTATCGGACGGGCCGTCAATGCGGAGATCAGCCGCGAGCTGGCCGAAATCGGTCGGAAGCTCGACAATCACGTCGTAATGGACGACCGCCGCACGGCAGACGGCCACCGCGCCCGTATCCTGCATTTCAATAATGAACTGCTGCGGAATATCGACCACACCAAGGAGGAATTCGTTGAGGTGTTAACCGAGATTGACGCATACGAATCGTATTGCAAAGAACACCCTGAATATCCCAATAACCGTGCAGTCCTGGCGATTGAGAACATACAGGACAATTACAAAGAACGCCTGCAAAAACATGATTTTTTGCAGGAAGGGACGACCGTATAAGAAGGGAGAACCATTATGGATATTACACCGGTTATACATGCAGTAACCGTACTGCTTGCGGCAATTATCACGACCTTTGTCGTGCCGTACATCAAAAGCAAAACCACCGCCGCCCAGCAGAACCAGATCAATGCCTGGGTGAAGATTGCCGTTTCTGCGGCGGAGCAGATTTATAACGGCCCCGGCAAAGGCGCGGACAAGAAAGCCTATGTGCTCACCTGGCTGCGTCAGCACGGCGTGACAGTTGACGAGCCGCAGCTTGACGCGTTGATCGAGGCCGCAGTATATGAACTGAAAAGCGGCATCATTCCGATCGCCGTTGAGACACGGACAGAAAGCGAGGCAAGATATGGCATCGGTTAAGGAACTGCTGACAATCGCCACAAAACAACTTGGCATCACAGAATGGCCGACGAACAGTAACAAAGTCAAATACAACACCTGGTACTATGGTCGGGAGGTTTCCGGGGATTCCTACCCATGGTGTATGGCATTTGTCCAGTGGTGCTACAACGAAGCCCAAATGAAGCTGCCGTATAAAACGGCTTCTTGTTCGGCCCTGCTGAATTGGTACAAGCAGCACCATCCGGAATGTGTTGTTACCAAACCGGAACCGGGGGATGTAGTAATCTATGACTTCGGACATACCGGGATCATTGAGAGTGCTGCAATCGGAAAAATCACTGCGATTGAGGGCAACACCACCGCAGGGAACAGCGGCAGCCAGAGTAACGGCGGTGGAGTTTACCGCCGCACCCGCAGCACGTCATGTGTGCGGGCATACATCCGGCCCATCAAGGCCATGCAGACGGCTGAAACGGAGGACGACGGAATGCTGACATACGAACAGTGGAAGGAATACCAGGCACGTTATCGCAAGGAGCTCCAGGACAACGACAGCGGCACGTGGAGCGCAGAAGCCCGCCGCTGGGCAGTAGAAACCGGCCTGATTGCAGGCAGCGGCACCGCCCCGGACGGCTCCCCTAATTTCATGTGGGAGGATCAGCTCACCCGTGAACAGCTGGTAACCGTGCTGCACCGCTTCGCCCAGCAGATGGGGAAGGCATGAGTAGCATCCAGCTTTTGCAAGGCGACTGCTTGAAATTGATGAAGGATATTCCAAGCGGCAGTGTGGATTTAGTGCTTACTGATCCACCGTACAACGTGGGATGCGTTACATCAAAAAACGGAAAGAAAATTGTCAACGCATGGGATAGAATCGACGGATATATAGATTGGTGCATCTCCTGGCTTTTAGAATGTCAGCGCGTCTTAAAGCCCAGCGGCGTTTTGTATTTCTTTCATAACGATATGAAACAGATTTCGGAGCTGCTTTGCGAAATCAGGGAACGAACAAGTCTTGCTTTTATCAGCTTTTGCATCTGGGACAAAGGTAATGCTTATAGGGCGAGAACGTGGCACCGTCGTGACCCGAGCGGGAAAATAGCGCTCCGATCGTGGTTCAATATCTGTGAGTATTGTCTTCACTTTTTCAACGCACCCAAAAATGCGGATATCAGCTGGAAGTACACAGGGGTTGAACGTATCAATAGTAATCCGGAGTGCTATAAGCCGCTCAAAGAATGGTATGCAAGAGAGAAAGAACGCCTAGGTCTGACGGATCAGGACGTTGCGAAAAAGTATACCGAGGTCACAGGCAGAAAGCCATTTATGCTGCGTCATTATTTTCAAGACAGTCAGTTTGAAATCCCTACTCAAAAAATTTTTGAATCCGTATATGAACCTCTGGGGTTTGAATTTATAAGTGATGGGCAGTATGGCTATAAATCATTACGACACGGTTACGAAACACTGAGGCGCGATTACGAGGCGATGCGTAATGTCCATATCTGCGACGATATGCATTGCAATGTCTGGCACATACCACCTATCCCGTCAAACAAGCGGTTCCACACCTGCCAGAAGCCGGTAGAGCTTTTGGAACGGCTTTGCAGAGTATCCAGCAGGGAGGGCGGTGTTGTTCTTGATCCCTTTATGGGCAGTGGAAGTACGGGTGTAGCATGTGCTAATACGAGGAGAGATTTCATCGGTATAGAAATTGATCCAGATTATTTTGAAATAGCAAAACGGCGGATAGAAGGGAGAATCACATGAGTGGGAAACAACAGGAATTTTCTAAACGTCTGATCTCCGACATCCGCCTCCTGCTCTGGGTGGTCACGGTTGGCGGGCTGGTGTTGGCAGCTTACTGCATCCGCAAAGGTTACACCGGTTCCCTTCCGTGGCTCACGGCTATGGTAGGGCTTCCGTGGACGGCACACGGTACCGTCTGCGCGTTCTATCTCAACCTCTGCAAAAGCGATCACAAAGAGGGCGGTATCACCTTTGAGGCAGCAAGGGCCGCAGGGTTTCAGCAGCATGTGGAAAGTTCGGTGGACAGTCCGGCGATATAGACAGAACCCAGAAAGCAAGGTTAAAGAAACGATAATGAAAATCGCGGGGGCAAGGGAAAAAGCGCGCCCCCCCGTTTTTTTTTAAAAAATGTTAATCCGTCCATTCCCGTCATCATTCGG